CCCCTGTGAGGTAACACTTGCAGGGGGCTTTTAATGGGAGTTTAGCGTGGTATCCAGTTACTTACTTATGCTGAGTGTGTTCTGGTTTATTGCACTGGCGCTGACTGCTTCAGTGAAGTTGAGCAAAGGCAAAGACGATACAGCTGTCAGTACGTGGTTATCTCGACACTCTGTTTTGCCAGGCACTATACTTTTACTGAGCTATGTGTTGGCTGGTCTTAAAATATAATCAAACGAGAGGGAAAAATGAGATACATTTGTAAGAATAAAGAATGCACTGCGTATTGTAATCTTAACGTTATTTGTACACAAGATCGTCCTTTGTATTGTCCGATTACAGCGGAGCGTGTCAAATTTAAGAACTTCGATGAGTTTGACTGCGACGAAGACTACTGCGAAGCGGAAGATGCGGATTTCGACGAAGTCACAATCAATGGTGTGCAGGTTGCAGCGCATTCTTTCCTGCTGGATGAGCATGCAGTCAGCTTGTGTGAGGTACTGAAAGTGACTGAGGACAGGCTTGAACTGTATGAGTTCGGGAAGGGTGTCATCACGATGAACATCGATGATGTCGAACGTAACTATAAGCCTGTGATATGCTACCCGCTCCAAGAAGCGAATATGCGAGCGCTCATAGGTACAAAACTCAGGTTCCGCGACAGCTCTGATCCAACCAAACCCTTTGTGTTGACTGCGACAGTAGTTGACTGCAAGATGGATACAGGCAATTCAATGCGTAAGGCTGCAGGACCCGATATCATTGTTGATATTGATGGCAAGAAATATAACAGGTACGAGCTGGCCGATTTTGCTGTGTATGATGAGCCACCGCACTGGCCTGTAGTCAATATCGCGGAATGCAAAGCAGAGGAGGTTGCAAATGGTTGAAGGCTACAACGTGCATGTATGTGAGCATGCACACATCACATACTCCGACTATGCTGTAGAGATGTCCAAGTGCAGCAAGTGTGGCGCACCTATAAGTCGTACATGGAATATCACAGAAAGCGATGATGTGGATGCAAAGGAAGAAGCTGCCGAAGCGTACTCGCAGCAGCTTACCAATACAAGTGTAAAGTGCCTGGAATTTCGTATTAAGGAACTTGTAAACGAGATAGCCAGACTACGTGATCGCTTTGATAAACAGATCGAGACCAGAGAAAAGATTTTGTCTGGTTTCTATGAGAGGCTGAATAAGCTCAAACTCGAGGACTCGTTATGTGGGCAGTAAACGTTGCCATGCTGTACAGACTGAAATACCTGCATGAAAAGGGCTAAAGCAGCTAAAAACAGCGCATATTTTTGGCATAATAAAGTGAAGGAGGATTTAGACTGCTCAACATGTGGTTAAGCAGGATCCTCCATAACTTATTAACAGAAAGGTTCACACTATGAACAGTTCTGAGTGCGCCAAGTGCGCAAACGAAAAGGCTTGCTGTTAGCACGCTGACAGTGAAGTCAAAAAGCAGCTGGAAGATCTGAACAAGAAAGTGGAAAGCTTCAAAGCGGACTTTTCCACACAGAACTCTGGCTGTCTTATTATAAATATACCACATTCGTGTTATCCTTCGGGATTGTCACGTATGTGGTATTGAAGTTGTTCTTTAGTTAATAAAGAACACGTCCTGAGCACGACGTTAAACTGCCTATTCTCCGGGTGCCCCCTATAACGGGGCTCGATAGGCACACATCCGTGCCGCCCGGAGTGTCCTGAGTAAGACGTTAAACTGCTCACATTTTGATTTTTACCTAAGTCCTTGCAACTCAGATACTTGCACGTAGTTAAGGACGCATATGCGAAAGCATATCAGAGTCTGAGAGATCCCGACCGTGGTCCCTGGTAGGTCACTCAAAGGGACAAGCGGCCGCCTCGGGGCGGGGAAGCAATAATTTCATTAACAAAATAACAGTAACAACAAAATCTACGGAGCTTTTACCATGACGTAGTACATTTAGATTGATATCAAGCATGTCAGTCATGCCCAGTATGACCTCTGCCAAAGGTCCGTGCCGGTGCGTATCATCGGAAGCTATCTAGGGTTCTCGGGGAGACAACGGAGTTGGCCGCCAACTCGCCCTTGTGGGTGCCATTCCCACAGCCGCAGCACGTTGGCATAATGTGACTGCAAGTGCACGGACTGGTGAAGCTTCCAAGAAGGAGGCTAGCCATCGTCGGGCGTTATGATACCTGGGTCATGACGTCGGTAGCTTACGCGCAAGCGTACCAGGACTTCTTATGAAGGAATATCGGAATGAAGCAGGCTTATAACTAACAATTATATTGACTGTGGAATTTCATTCGGGTGAACTCTTGATGAGTTCTCGAACACCGGAACAGTTAAGTTACATGGGCATAGGCAAAGCAAGCTCATATAACCAATGACTGTATGGCTGCGGACTGCTGTAAGGCAGGTGTGCAGCAAGTTCGGTCAGCAGCACCTTACGCTGTTAAAACGACAAGCAAAATGTTTGTAAAAAGGGCAGCCTGCAGTAACAGGTTTCATGCGCTTGATCTTGCGTGCCCTTAAAGATCTTTGGAAGACGAGCCAGCCCGGACATCGCGGTGTCTGCAGTAATCTTCCATGCAATCCCCAATCCTTCGGGAAAGGGTTTCTGGAATCCTACGGGGTTCCAGTTTTCTCTCCATTCAGCGCACTAGATGCGCGCGTCCTGAGCACGACGCTAAACTGCTCACCCAATAACCCTGGAGGCCTCTCAATGATGCTCAACTTTCCTGGGTGGGTTCAGAATGTGTAACTCAATTGTTTAGAGTCCTGGCGTGGGACCCAGGAGTTGGCGTACTGCTGTGCTATATACCCTGATGCACAGTGCAAGAGCCATGTATGTAAGTTAGAGTCTTACCGCATTCTCCTTAGTTCGTCTTTATATTCCTATACTAAACTGCTCTTTTTATGTATTCATGTCAGTGCATTTTACAGAGTGCATTGAGATGACTACATAATGTAGTCAACTTAAAACGAAAGGAGATTCATATGAACCAGAAAACAAACCAGGATCAGGTTGTGTATTGCCTGATGAGGAAAAATCTCGATACACGAGAGACCGATATCCGTATGGTTGTCGGTACACGCAAAGCCGCCGATAAATGGCTTCAACGCCAGGCGGAGCCGCCATATGCTATCGAGGATCGACAGAACAGACAGGTAATCTGCAGAGGTTTCCTGTATTACATGGAACAGAGAAAGGTACGATAATGAAATTTATCAGTATACTTCTGTTTGTCTCTTTATGGGCTTTGGTGCTGTTATCTTGTGTACGTTCTGTCAAGAGCTCCACTGAATGTACAGAACAGAGATGTGCAGAACAGAAAGCTGCAGATGCTCAAAAGAAATATGAGACGACTATGTTTTGGATCCCTGATGGGAAAGGCAACATACGTCCTCAATTTATCGTAACAGAGAAAGCGCGGTGATCAATGTTCACTGTAAGCCTTTTCTGCGCTCACAGCATTGTGTATATGGCACTGACTATGGTCTGTGCGTATATGCTCCTGTGGGCAATAGCTTTGCTTACAAGATAAGCAAGTATTAGTATATGTGCAGTACTTCTGCTGTACATATACACATGGGACCGTAGCTTAGTCGGTTAGCAGCTGCTGACTCATACTCAGCCGGCCGCAGGTTCGAGCCCTGCCGGTCCCACCATTCAACCGCACGCAACGTGCAAATCAGTACAACAAGGAGTACAAAGTGCAGACATACGTGAAAGTGAAATATTCGTCTATAAAGTTCCCTCGGAAAGGATCTATGAGAATTCTTGTGAGAGGGACTTGGTACAATATACCAAGGAAAGAACTTCACCCTGCTGAGTATGCAGAGATGCTGAGACTCAGACGAATGCAGCTTCCGGCAGGGGAAGCCGAAAGTAAGTTCTCCAGCTGGGGCATGGCAATCGCTGTCAGCGCCAGTTGGAAAGACTTGCAGGAAATCCCCTACAGAGAAGTAATCTTCGACTGACAGGGTCATTTGACCTGTCACTAAATGTGTCCTGAGCAAGACGTTAAACTGCTCTTTTTTTACAGGAGAATGAGATGAAAGCAACAGATCTTGATGTTGAAACAGTAACACTGTACGTCTTAAATGAAAAGGTGTTCGACCTTGACAGCTGCCCTGACTGGGCTCAGTATGCAGCTGTGAACGAGGACGGAACTGCATGCTGGTTTTCCGATAAACCTGATCTTCTGGATGACTATTGGGCAGCTCCGTATCCTGGCACTAGATGTGAGAAGATATTGGAGGAAGCCTTCTACGCATACGATTGGGAGTACACTCTTGTACAGCGACCAAATAAGAGTGCTGAATAATAAAAGGGGCCATTACGGCCCCTTGAGTTTTCTTTTACTATATATCTACGTTATAGCAGCTTTCCTGCTCCGTTATTGTAGAGTTCTGATACCTCAGCAGCACTCAAGGCTTTTGACCAAATACCAACTTCATCAGCTCTTACGTTTCCAAAACCTGATTCGTCGAACTCAAAAAGTCGGATTCTGTCCGGATCAGAGTCTACAAAAGAAGATAAGGTAACTGTAAGAGAGCCTACTGCAACCCCATTCACATATAAAATTATGTTTCCATTTGACAAGTCAAATACGGCACATAGAAAATACCATGTGCCTGTTGACATAGGACTCGTTCCTGTCACTTTTTGAAAACTACCAGTGTCCCCAGTCGCAACTGTGCGTACACCAGCGAAAGGTAGCAAGGCAGCATTCACACCAAAAGCCGCTCTTGTATAGCCACTGGAGTTTGCAATTTCTGTGACAATGTAAAAATCCTTATTCGGTGTAGACTCAATAAAGCACCAACCGCTATAGGATACTTGTGTCCTCCCTTTAACGCTGACTTCGTTTGGCAAAGAAATATACTGACTACTCCCATTTGTTTGTGCGCATCTTCCTATTTTTCCGTCAACAAATGTGATTTTATTCGGAATGCCATCATACATATTTACAGAATCTCTGCAATTTCCGTCCAGTCTGTAGTATGCGGTGCATCTATTACATATCTTGTCATAAAGCATGGAGACAGTAACCAAAGCATCCGGACTGTAGATTCCGCCGATGATCGGCGTGACGCTGGTATATGTCAGCCCCTCCGTGGCATCGCTCTCGAAGCTCCACGTGCCAGCCGTTGAG